CTTATATGCAGCTTTGCACATTGCTTTGCTATACCACTACTTATTGTATTGTTGAAGCCTTGACCATCTACGTTGTAAAACTTCTTAAATATGTTGTATGCTTTTTCTTTTGGTGTTTGCATAAAATGCCATTCTTTTTTTATCATATAATTATAATTAAAGGGAATAAACATAGTATAACTATTGCCCAATATACCTTCCAGAATTTTGATTTAACATAGTCATCCTCCCATACTATACAATGAAACCCAAAACTTAATGCTAAACACAATATTGTTTTTATAAACTCTATCACGTTGCACAGTTTATTATTTCGTACTCACTATTGTTTTGCTTCCATTCAAAAGACTTTAATACTAAAGCAGCTCTTTCATCATACATTGTTCTTTGTTCTTCTTCTAATGCTCTGTACTTTTTTTCATTTTTAGTATAACCACCATCAAATTTGTTTAGTTTTTCTATTGCTTTGAAATAGTCTTTTTCTAATGTTTCATACTTTTTCTGTATTACTTCTAACTTTGATATTTGGCTATACTCTATTTGTGATTTAACTATAAAGTTACTTTCAAGTTTATCATAGTAATCAAATCTTGACTGCTTATAGATAGGGTACATTTTGTTTGCGTGTATTGCTGTTGCGTGGTCAAATGATTTACCTTTTGATTTTATAAAGTCAGATATACTTACCCACCTCATATCAAGTTTGTTTCTTAATATATGACAAAGTAAAGCCCTATGCTCAACGTATTCAGTTTTTCTTGTTTGTTTGTATATATCTAACCCAGTTAAACTAATTAGTAATTCACTTACTTCTTCTGGTGTTTCTAATATTGTGTTTATAGTATTGTATTCCATTCTATTTACTTTGTAGTTTTTGAATGTATAAAGCTGCATCCATTAGTTCTTCTTTTAAGTGTTGTAAAAAGTCATCGTGCTTGTTATCTTGTAGTGTTGTTTTGTATTTGTCTATACCTACACAACTTCTTATATCAAACTCTCTTTTTAAATCTTCTACTATTTTATCTTTCATTGTGTTCTTAATTTTAAAAGGTGGTAGCACTCTGCATATTTTTGTCTTGCCTTACCTTTGTATTCTTGTTTAAATAATTCGTATAGCTTTCTTGTGTATTGGTATTTTGTTGTGCAATCTTTAAAATGCTTTTCTGCAAACTTCTTACCCTTACCTTTAAAGTAGTTTACATTGTCTGCCGTATCACCCTCAATCATTTGTGAGTAAAAGTTAAACATTGCTTCTTCTTCTGTAATATCCAATACCATTTGGTGCTTATAATGATAGTTGTACATTAAACAAGGAAATTGTTTATAGTCTTTATCTATGCTAACTATCATCACTTCATCCCTACCTAAATCATCAGAAATTTGCTTCCAGTACCTTGCAACCATATCATCAGTTTCTACACCATAACCCCATATGCTATCGTAATGGTCTTTTACAAATTGGTGCATTTCATTTAAAAGCGGAGGTAATTCTTGCTTCTTTCTATTGGCTTTGTACTTCTTTGTGATTAGCTTTCTAAAGTTACCCTTTGAACCACTAAAGCAAAGCACCTTGTCTATTGTATACTTTTCTTCCAAGTCGTTTACTATTTTCATAAACTGCTGGTCAAACTTATTCCTTGCATCTACAATATCTGTGTAGTACTTTTCATCATCTGGTGTTTCTCTTTTACGATAACAACTTGCAAAAATTAAACTATCTGCATCTACTAGTAAAATCATAATATAGTTTCTATTTGTGGTAAATTTTCGTTTTCAAAAATTTTAGGTTCCAACCATTCATCTATTTCTACCGAACCACTCATAAATATTTCTGGTTCCATTCCATTCAAATACCATTCACACACAATGCACTGAACCGTTAATTTATCTAATATAATATCGGGTTTATTTTCTATTTTTATTTTTATCTTCATAATTCTGTTGTTGCTTCCTTAATCATTTCAAGGTACATTTCTTGCATCTTCTTTTGTTCTTTGGTTACCATTCTAATAATTGATGGTAAGTCCTTAAAAAGCTGCTCCACATCCATCACAAGGGTTTTATTATCATTATATCCAATATATAACTCCCCATCATTACACCATAAAGTATCTGTATTATATATGTAAGTATGTTTCCTTGCTTCTTCTAATTTTACTCTTAATATTCTGATTTGCTTTTCTAATTTTTTTATCCTGTTATCTTGTCCCATTTGTCTATTGTTATGTTAAGTCTTAAATAATTTCTGTTCTTAGTTTCTTTTACTTGGTAGTTAATCGATATATCTGATATAGATGGGTCAGCATCTGTATGGTATTCTATTTGCTTTTTAAGCTTTTCCCAAGCTGCTTCGTTTACTCTCATATTAAAATACTGCTATAATAAAGCTATCATCATCTATATGTATAACTTGTGTTTCATATTCTATTGCATCAATATCTGGATAATCTTCTTGACCATAATCTAATTGAAATTCCTCTAGGCTATCGTATTCTTCATAATCACAACATAATGCAATTATATCTAATTCTATTTGCTCACCAGTACTGTCTTCATATTCTTCTAAATATTCAAATAAGGCTTTTTTACCTTTATAACTAAATTGGTTTTGCCTATTCATATTTGTAAAGGCGTCTGTAAATTGGTAAAAATTAACTGTCTGTTTCATCTGTTTTGTTTTTAATTATTATTTTATAAATTTTCCACATAAAGGGTACATTCTAGTATTAAATGCTTGTCCTTTTTTTATTTTCTTTTTACTGCTAAATATAATATCTTCGGTTGCTACCTCATCTATTCTACCATAGTAGCCTACTTCTTTTCTATCGGGTTTTTCTAATATAGTTGAGCCAATGTATTTATCGTCAATCATATACTCTAAAAAATAACCTAGTTGTTCAAATTGTGACATAATGTTTTGCTTTATTAATTTAAGCAAATATACAAAATATATCTTATAAACAAAAAATTTTATAACTTTTTTTTAAGAAAGATTGATATTTATTCTAACCGCCTGATTTTCAGTAAGCAAATAAACGTCTTTTAATAGTCGTTTTTTTGTCCACATTGTGGTATCTGGGCAATACTTTTTTACTGGCTTTGGCATATGTAAATTATCTAACCAATACATAAAATTACCTTTAGGGTCATTAACAAAAAATAACCTAACAACACCATCAAGTGCCATTAAGCTATCGTATTTGTCTTTTTCAATTAGTTTATCTTCATAGTACTTATTTCTAAATTTCATCTCAATAACGCAATCTTTTCCTTTTGGCGTTTTACCTTTTGCATCATACCTTGAATAACCATCACCGCAATGTTCTAACTCCCAGCCATCAAGATTTAAAAGAAATACAACCGCCTTTTCCCACTCATTAATTTTTTTAATTCCCATTATTCCAAATTACGTTTAGTTGCTTAATCCATAGCTTTATTTTTTTTGGGTTACAAGTGCAAGGTTTATGATATTTATGATTATAGTAAACCGAATGAAGCTTACATATAAGTTCAAATTCATTACCCTCTAATGTATCTTTTTTGTTTTCCCTAAATTTTGACCAATCACCAAAATCTTTTTTATTAAATTTTACCATCTATCTATTTTAATTTCATTTAGTTTTTTTCTTCTATCATCACAACCGCAATCTGTTCCCCAATGGTTGTGGTATTTATTTACCAACCACTTAATGCCAGTATATGTTGTTATGTAATGTATTAAATCACCTATTTTCATAATAATTTTAATTCTAAATGGTATATATCTTCATATTTAACTTTAACTATTTTATCTTTTTTACCCCATTTTTCCCGTGTGTAAAATTTAAAATAATGTTTTTTATCTGTAGTATATCCATCAGTTTTACTTTCAATATAATCTAACAAATCTTTTCTTTTATATATGCTGAATTTGTCTAATTCTGTTATGTGCATTGCAATATACATAGCATCACCTCTTAACCAACCTTTAAAACCATTTACATTTGTATGTTCTAACCAAATTGTTTTTAATCTTCTATTACCTTTTACATCAACCCCATATCCATTAACATAACAATCTATGTGTCTATACCAATCATCTTTTTTAGTTGATTTTTTATAAGTTAATTTAGAATTAATTACTCTATTTTTAAAATCTTCTTCAAATGAATTACCTAATTTTTTACAATAATCAAATCTATTTTCAGATACATTCATAATAATTTTTTTAATTTATTCTTGACTTTGTTGTAAGTGTTGTAAAGTGAATAGTAATGTATAAGACTTTTCCTAGAAAATTCTGCTATGCTCTCACCCTCGTTTATTATTTCAAATACCTTTCTATCATACCAAAACATTCTTGATAGTTCATCTTGTATTTTATCGTAGGGTTCATCAAAGTTTACATCTGTAGTTGTTAGGTGTATATCATCCATTGATACCATTGTGATGTTTTTACCTTTTCTGTTTAAATCGTAAAACAATGTTCTTAATGTCTTATAAATATAATAGTAGTTAATTTCTTTTTCATTGTACATTATATCTAAACCCTTTTCAAGTTTAAGTTGTATTTTAATATACATTTCTTGTACTAAATCTTCTGCTACTTCTGGTTTACACCCAAAGGTTGTTACTATTTCTAACCATTGTTTGTGCTTTGCAGCAACTAATATCATTGTTTTTTGTACCATACTATTTTAATGGGTCATATAAATCACCAACTATAATTGGCAATCCTTTCTCATTTACTTCAAAGCTAAATGTATCAAAGCAATACCCTCTGCTTCTACCACATTTAACTGTAGTCCAATCTTTATTTACTGTGTTGGCTTCCAAACTTATTACCGTTTCTGCTTTCTTTTCAAGTGCTGAACCTAAATGACCAGTTCCAAGTTTAGCACTACCAAAGTTTTGATGTATTACATTTATTATATGTACGTTTTGTTGTTGGCTTAATCTCATTAATGCACTAACTAATTCATTACTCTTTTCAATGTTGTTTACATCAGCACATAAATCTGCTACACCATCTATAATAAGCAAGGATGGTTCTTTTATATGTTCTTTTAGATAGTACTCAATAAATTCTAAACGTTCTTTAAAACCTATTGTACGCAATGCAAACGTATGGTATTTATCTTTAGGTATGTTGCTATCCATATCTAATGGTCTACGAAATACTTTGGATGCGTGCCACTCGCCTTGCTCTGTATCTATATAAATTAAATCACCATCACCTCTATGTCCTTTAATTTGCCCACCATAAATATTAGTACCACTTAAATATGCACTTGCTAATAAGCTACAAAAAAACGATTTACGAGTTTTTGGTGGTGCAGTTATCACACTTAAATTTCCATAAGTACCAAGAGCGATTGGTATTATTGTATCTCCTTTATCTGATTGTAAAACCTTTTCACCATAGCTTAAACATACTGGTGGGTAATCTATTTTTTCGTTAATGTCTATCTTGCAAGTATCTGCAATAAACTCCATCAACATATTCTGTTCTGTTTCTTTTTCTGTCATTCGTTAAATATATAAAAAAAAGGTGCAAGTTAAAAACTCACACCCTTTATT